TTTTTCATAATAAGTCATATTTACTTACCTCCTCAAATATTTCTTATTCATAAATATAATATATTAAGAAAAAATAAATAAAAAGAGGCGGATTTATTCCGCCTCTTTTCTCAAAACATTGTTACAAATTACAGCTTAGTTAGCAGCTTTTGGAGCTACCTTAGCAGCTTTTGGAGCTTTCTTTGTAACTCTTCCGAGTAAGAAAGATCCTACTGTAAGAATTCCAGCTCCACCAGCAACTACAACTTTTGTTGTTTTGCTACTTGCTTTTACATCCTTTGATACTTTTGAAGGGATGCTCTTGATTGTTGTAACGAACTTGTTTTCTTTTGTGTCTGCCATAATTGGAGACCTCCTAGATAATTATTTTTGAACCTTGGCGCCAAGTTGCTTATGGTTCATATTGTTAAGGTAATTATGTCATACGACTTTTTCCTTAATCATCAATAAAATATATAATTCAAAAAAAGATAAATTTACACTTATATCTTTCAATAAATTATGATACTTTTATGTTATATTATTGTAAAAAATTATAAAACATCATTACCAGGAGCAGGAATTATAAAGATATGATTACCATCTTTTTTAACTTCGGCACAATTTAAATCTTTTAATGTTTTTATAAGATCATTAAAATCTGTATAATCTTTATCAACGATCTTAATAAAATTAAATTTATCCAATTTAATAACAGCTTCTTCTTTCATAGCCATCTTAGCTTTAGAATCAAGAGGATATTTAGACCCATCTTTAATCTCTATAGCAAGATTTAATGAAGGTATCCAGAAATCAGGAATATAAAAACGTTCTACATTAGTAAATTTATCAAGATATTTAATAGCCATATTTGTAGGGAATGGTATTACATCAGAACTTGTAAAATGAAGAGTATTTTCACAGTATTGTAAAAAGTCCAATTCATACTTACCCACATAGATAATTTGTACACCATCTTGCCAAGTATATTTACCAGAGATCTTTCTATTAGCAAGCATTTCTGCCTGATGTTCAGGGTCATTAAGTAAGTTATCTGTTCCATAAATACGTTTCATATTTTTCTGAAACATTTCCCTTGCTTTCTTTTTACATTCGGGATTTGTACAATATCTAGCATATTTATGCTTAACAGGATTCCATTCACAAGTATTTTTCTTACAAATTACACAGAGTTTAATTCCAGGATTTCGTTTATCAAAAAGATATTTATAAGGATCTTCATTACCTATAAGATCAGCATGTATTTTAGTAGCATGTTTAAATAACTGATCGAATGTACCAAAACGTTGTCCACAATCTTCACATTTAAATCTACGACGTCCGGTTACTTCTCGTTTATTATTTTTAGAGTATTTTTTAGCCATAATATTCTACCCTTTATTTTATGATATATCAAATTGTCATTCTTCGCAAAATAAAAAAAGAAGGAACTTTAATAGTTCCTTCTTTTAATTATTAACCAACTGATTGTTGATTATTAATTGTAGGTTGTTCTACTATAGGGTTTGATTCATCAAATCCATTAATAGTATTACAAACAATAGTAACAGCATTAGCCACATCACTGATCGTTTGTAATTTTGTAACTTTTGTACCAGATTCTGTACATCTAACTTGTAAAATTTCTTTTTGAGTTTTATTACGATCTAATTCAATTTCTTTTAAATTATTATCATGATGTATTTCAATCTCTTTAATAGATTGAATTAAATCATTAAATGATTTCAACAATTCTTTAGCCAATTCTTCAGAAATCTTTTTTTCTGATAATAATTTAGAAACATTTTCTAAATATTCACAATAATTTGTATTATCCATGATATTTAATCTCCTTAATATTTTTCGTAAAAATCAAGTTTAACAAACTTATTTATTCCTACATTATTAAAATATATAAGACAAAAATTATCATATTGTATATAAAAACAAATCGATATAATATATTTTTCTAAGGAATATTTTATGGATAAAGTAATAGTAAATCCAACTTTTCGATCAGATATAGATGGTAAACTTTTCAAAAATAAAGATACCAATAAAGATATTCAGGAAACTGTTATATTTAATGCTTTGACAACTAGATTATCTATTTATAAAGGTGATTTAGCTTTATTTCCTAATTTAGGTTTAAAACAACACTTATTTAATTTTTCATTCGAAGATGAATCTGGCGTAGCTGAAGCAGCAAGTAATATGGAAGCTGATATTGAACAACAATTGAATAAATCATGTACTGTTCAATATGAGTTAAATCCTGATACAAAAATTATAAAACTATCGATTCATATTACAGGTATAGAATATGCTTACGAATATGAATTTACTAATATTAATAATTCTATACGAATTATAAACAACACCATTACTAATTAATGGAGGAATTTATTATGGTACAAAGTAACGAAAATAAACAACCAAATTATACTTCTAAATTCGGTTTAGTAAATATTATGTCTGCTGAAGAAAAATCAGATTATAAAAAATTCAACGATCGTCTTTTAAGCATGAGCTATGGAGATCTTGAAAAATTAATTTCTGGTTCAGCGGGAGATATCTTAACTAGTGAACAACGTGATCTTGTAGCTTGGCAATTTAAAATCCGTGAACTTGATGAAATGAAACGTCGTGGTGTAAACATGGCTGAAACTTACAATGTAAACAATGTTAAAAATGTTGATTATGATCCTGAAACACCTAATTTGGTAAATTGGCAAATTGCTGAAAGAAATAGAATTGAAGGCATGTCTCTAGAAGCTCTGGAACGAGCTAAAAAATTAGTAGATGATACACCAGTTGTTATTTCAAAAGATCAAATGCATAATATGAATGGTGGCGGTATTAATGTAGCTTGTAATAAATATGTAGTTGTTGATGAGAATGGAGATGAAGTTCTTGTTAATAATAGAAACATTCAGGAAATGTTTAGAAAACGCTATATTAAAGCTATGTCTGATGTTACAGGATTCGATTTTACTAAATATAATCTTGATGGTAATATGGATGAACCAGATTTAGATTATACTGCGATGGTCGATGGTCATGAACCTCTTCCACAAGAAGATAGTTTTAACAATATTAAGTTGAATACAGATGATTATGAAGATGACTAATATTAAATGAATCCTGGATTTTATTCCAGGATTTTATATTTTCTATTTTTTATACCCTGTAAATCAAAAAAATTTTCATTTATTTATTGTGTATCGAAATAATTGATTTTATTGTTTATTATGATTTCAAATTATCCTATTAACTTAGTTTTCAATCATTTCGACTTTTCGTTGAAAAGTCGATCATTGGAAACTATTATGATTTATATAACGAAAGTTCAGATTAATTAAGGGGAATATTTTCTTATTAAAGAAATAATATAGTTTAACTTTCAAATATTTATTTTTTTTTTCTATATCTATATTTTTGACATTTAGATATAATACAATTATTTGGAGAAATACTTTTATGAATAGAATATCTGATACAAAATTTTTCAATTTCGTAAATAAAAAATATAATTATAATAGTAAACTTTCAAAAATCAATTTTAAAGACTATTATATTCCATCTGATCTTATAAATGATAAATTAAATAATTTCAAAGGATATAAATATCCTTTAGTAACTGAAATTATTGAAGCTGTTAAATCTGGTAAAATTATACCTTGTAATTTCTCAGAATCTAATAATCCTAAAAAAGTTAATGTTAATTTACACACTGATCTTAAATGGCCACATGCTATATTTAATTTAACTGGAATGAATGAAAAAGGTAATTTAATTGTAATGTGTGACCTTTCAACTAAAGGAAAATATCAATATGCTCCAACTGGAGAATTAATATTCTTCAATATTCCAGATATTATTTTATTCCATATGTTAATGGGAGCTTATATTACATATAAACTTGAATCTCAACCAGAATTATCTTCAAATCCATCTTTAGTAACTAAAGTAGCAGAATGTTATGCATTAATCAATTCTAAAATCATTGATAATATGTTCCCTATTATTCAGACATCTAGAACAGATTGGAATAAACTTCAAATGATTCTTCAAACATATTGTATGGAAGTTATGTTTGATATTTCTCATGATGATGCTATTAAATACGCATTAAAATCAAGATTAATTCAAGATAAAAATGCTGTTATGAGTGAATCTAACTTCATTATGACTAATAAAGATTTTACATCATCTGCTAATTATAATGATAAATTCCCTATTGATATTTTATGTGATATTCTTTGTGAAGAATTCCCCAACTTTATTAAACCTACAGAATTTAATGCAAATATCTTTAATATGAAATTTACTCAAAGAATGAATAAAAATAGTGCATTTTGTTTGGATCATTCTATTAGTTTTATCATTATGTTACTATTTGGAAAAGCTTCAATTGGTATTTATAATGATATGCTTATTAAAGATTATTTAAGTTTAGCATCTTTTGATATAACAAAAGAATTAGCTATTCTTTGCAAATGATTCCCGATGTTTTCTAATTGACGGTGGAGCTTAGGCGGCTCCACCAGTTTTATATTTTTATAAATATTAACGCATATTTAAATATATCACTTATACTTAATATTATGGAGGTTAAATTAAAATGTTTAGTAATAAAAGTGAACAATGTGCTAAGAATTTTTACATTTTTTGTATTTTAAGTATTGTATTATGTATATCTACTTTATGTCTTACTATTTTCATTTGTAAACGTAATTTGAAACCTGAAACTAAATATGTAGAAATTGAAAAAATTGTAGAAAAAGAAGTAATTGTTGAAAAAACTATTGATGAATATTTTAACGATTATTATAAATCTCCTATGAATGAACCTGTATGGGTTTCATCTCCAGTTGGTCCTAGAAATTTAGAAATTACATCTGAAACTTTTCATAGAGGTGATGATTTTGTAGGTATTTCTAAAAATACAGAAATTAAAGCTGCTGCTGATGGAATTGTTGTAGAACATTGGCCAGCTCCTAATGGATATTATAAAGGTCATCCTGTTTATGGTGGATATATTGTAATACAACATGATAATGGAACTTATACTGTTTATGCTCATATGAGTGATACAACTGTACATACAGGTGAAAAGGTTAAACAAGGTCAAAAAATAGGTGTAATTGGAGATACCGGTCTAGCCACAGGTGTCCATTTACATTTTGAAATAGTTCTCACACCACATAATTTTATAAAAATTACAACTTAATTTTAAGGAGAAACATAAATGAAAGTTGAACATTTAAAAGTTGTTGGAATAGAAGAAGCAATGCGTGGAATGCGTAATGCTTATGATTCTTGGGATAAAGCTGACAGTTATATTATTCCAAATGTCGTTCCTGGAACCCCAGAATTTGAAAACAAATTAAAAACATATCCAGTTAAATTATTATCTCAAGGTGATACGATTACACATGTTGTTGAAAAAACATCTGAATGTATTCATTATAATCCTTGGGCTCAAACTTACAATATTAATAAAACTGCAATTGATTCTGAAAAATATCCAGAATATAATTGTAATATTAATGTTGAAACTGATAGAGTTGCTATTATTGGTAAAAATGATATAGATCTTATGCAGAGATTGGTATCTCATGATCAAACATCGATTAACGGTGGAGAACCAAATTCTAAATATCTTCGTGATATTACAGTAACTCTTGATATTACAGCATCTTTCGATTTCTGGAAAGAATTCGATACTTATAAAGTAGGAACAGTTGCTAATTCATGTTCAACTATGCACACAATTACAAAACATCCTATTACTATCGAAAATATTTCTACAGCAGATCTTCGTGAAAAAGATATTAAGAATATCGAAGAAAAATGGTTACCGATCCTTAACGAAATTGTTAATGATGAATCATTATCTGTAATTGAAAAAACAAGAATTCTTAGTAAAATGAATCTTGTTGGTTTCGAACAGAAAAGAACCATTAAACTCAATTATCAAGTAATTAAGAATATGGATGTCTGGAGGATGGGACATAAACTTAAAGAATGGAGAGTTTTGATTAATGTATATTTCAAAAATCTTCCTTATGTTGAATCTCTTTTCATTAGAAATCCATATTTAAAAAAATAATTCTAATCATATAAGGAGAAAATAAATATTATGACTGAATTAGAAGAAAAAACAATGAGAAAACAACAGTTTATCCTTGGTTGGTTATGTACAGTTTTACCATTTGTTTCAATTGGTTTTGGAATGATTGGAGAAATTACAAAGTGTAATCCTCCATCATGGTGGTACAGTATTTCTGCAACATTCTTTACAAACAGTAATGTAATTCTTATTGGATTATTGTTTACAACAGGAATTTATTTTTGGGCATATGCAGGATATGATAAAATTGATAATATTGTAACTAAACTATGTGCAGTATTTTCATTTATGATTATAATTTTCCCTACACAATTAGATTTGTGTGAAAATAAATTTAAATTAGTGGGTTTATTTTGTTTACCTAATAATATTTCACACATTATTCATTGTGCTTCTGCATTAGCATTATACGGATCTTTCTTGGTAATGATGTTACGTTTTAGAAAATCATCTGGTGAAATGACAGATAAAAAGAAAATTAGAAATCGATTATATTTGACCTTTGCAATTGTTATGGGATTAAGTGGAGTTCTTATTTTTATTAAATCTGTTTTTAATTGGCCGGGATATGTAACTCTTATTCTTGAAACTGTTGCTCAGCTTTGTTTTGGTCTTTCATGGCTTATTAAAGCTGGTAAGTTTAAATTTTTAAATGATTAAATTAATATAAATCATTTTCGGAGGAAATGAAAAATGGAAAATAAAGAAACAATGGACAATGTTGAAGAAACATCTAATGAAACAATACGTAGACCATTCTATAAAAATCGCCGTAAGTTTAAGCGTAAGTTCCATGTAGAAGTAAAATATTTCTATGATGGTGAGGACAAAGAACAGTTTATGCCTGTATACAAAACAAGTCCTGCTGCAGGTTGTGATATTCGTAATGCTGGTCCTGATTTGGTTCTTAAACCTGGAGATTTTGCTAAACTTGTTCCATCTGGAATTGGTATTAAAATTCCTCTCGGATTTGAAGCTCAGGTTAGACCTCGTTCTGGTCTTGGATCACAGGGACTTATGGTTACAAATACTCCTGGAACAATTGATGCTGATTATCGCGGAGAAGTTAAAGTTAATCTTTATCTTATTCCAACAGCAGAACTCAATGCTGATGAAAATGGAAAAGTTCCCAAAGCACTCACTATTAAACATGGTGATCGTTTCGCTCAGCTTGTTTTTGCTCCAGTTAAACATGCTAAATTCCATGAAGTTGAAGAATTTTCTGAAGATAAATTCCTTAATGAACGTGGTGAAAATGGACATGGATCTACCGGATCTAACTAATTAAATTATAGATAGGTGGAAAAATTCCACCTATCTTTATATTGGATTTTCTTATATATTATAATAATGGAGGTAAGTAATTATGGATGACATAATTGAAATAAAATTAAATGCTGGAGATATGTTCGAATATAAAAATGAACTATTTCGATATCTTGGAAATATTAAAGATCCAAAAAATCTTCCAAAATGTAAATGTTGTTACAGTATCGATGGTACATTATATGTAAGAACTATTGAAAAGCCGCTTGATTTGGAAATAAAACCTGATGATGATTTTTTACTAATCGAAGTTAAAAAAGCTCTGAAAGATTTTACTCCAAAACAATTTAGAGAATTATTCGATACCGAAACTGAATACCGTAATATGCGAAGAGCTATTGAAAAAGGAAATTCGATAAGCGCATCACGATTTAAAATTATTATGGAAAAGTTAGGAGTCTATAAATCTAAAATTCTAGACATTTTAAATACTAAATTTTCTAAATATGTTTTCGAAAGAACTGAGGAGGTATATCAAAATGGAGAAAGGCGAAGGAATAGTTTATTCTGTACCAAAAACTGTAGAGTATGAAATTACTGTACAGGAAATACCAGAGCATAAAAATTTCACAGCTATGTGTCAAACTGCTATAATAAATGGAAAGTCATATGTGTTACATAATGAAATAACTTTTACATTTAAAATAATTGATGGTAAAGTTGATGTTGTTTGGGGTTGGCATACTGGAACAGAAGATTTTACATTCTCTAAAGAAGAAGGTGATAATTGTGAAGAGTATATCGAAGATTATCATCCCGGAATGTTAAAACAACTTAAGAAAAAACTTAAAGAAATGAAATATCTTTAAGTTTTATTAAAGAAGGAGATTTCTCTCCTTCTTTTTTTCTTTATATATTATTATAATGTAAAGAATTTGTATAGATTCTTAAATATTATAATTCTATTAAGGAGAAAATCTTATGGATACTGATGGAACAATTATTAATGAAAACAAATTTACATTAACTCCAGAAGAAATGGAGTTATCTAAAAATCCAGAAAGCTTTAAAATTTATCTCGAATATAAAGCTAGAATTCAGGAAACTATGTTTGTTGAAGCTGGAAAACAACGAGATAAAGAATTCGAATCTCTTAATTTACAGCGTGAACGTGAATTTGAATTAACAAAATATCAACGTGAACAAGAAGCTAAGAATATGAAGTGGCAACGGGAGAAAGAAGCTGAAGCTATAAAAATGATAGACAAACGTCGAAAAGATGCTTGGGCTGTAATATTAGGTGTAGGAGCTGCTCTTGTAGAAAACTTTTGTGAAAATAATTCAAATTCTCAAATAACTGATGAATCTGTACCAATTGAAGCATCTAATGGTGATAACGGTATAGATCCAATAACACCAGTTGCGTAAATTTGTTAAGAAGGAGATTTATTATCTCCTTCTTTTTTTTCTAAAATTAAAGAATACAATACTTATATATTCTCATTATGTAAAATAACACTGAAATAAGGAGAATTTGATTATGAATATAATTAAAGTTAAAGATTTCGATTCTATGCAGGCTATTACAGTAGGTTTAGCTAGAAATGGTTATATGGTTACAGCAGATTCTGTAACAGATGAGAATTATAAAGAACATTGGGAAATTAAATATTGTGAATTTTCCGAAATGAATAAAATACCAGTTAATAATGGTAGTGATTGGGATGGAGATCATATTTCTTCTATGGAAATTCATAATAAAGCTAATACTAAAGGTGTAAAATGTAAAATTTTACCAGATGAAAAACCTTTAGAAGAAAATAATGATTTTGATCCTGATTCTAAATTCGATCCTGTTTTATTTGATGAAAAAGGAAATGTTATAAAAAGTGATGAAAAACCTTTGGTAGAAAATGAACGAGATATTCTTGATCCTAATCCATATGGATTAGTACCAAGGCATAATACTCCAGATATTCCTCCGATCCCTCAACAAGATGTATCGGATATAATAACTGATGAATAAATGACGGTTATAACTTCAGTATCTGGAAATTAAATAAGGATTTAACAATTATGGAATACATGGGAAAAGAATTTAAAACAATTAATATTCCAGGATATTCTAATTATATGATTTCTAAAGATGGAGATATGTTTTCTATTGATAGAAATCGTATAATTAAACATCATATTGATGAATATGGAACTCATAAAATTGTAATGCAAACTGACAAACATTGTGAAAGTCATAAGTTTAGAATTTGTGATCTTTTATTAAAAACTTGGAATATTGTCGTAGATAAGAAAGAATTTCCTAATCTTATCGAAGAAGATACCGAATATTTAAATCGTGTGAATAGAGCAGAGATGATGTATAATGGTACATTATTTAAGAATATTAATATTCCTGGCTATGAAAACTACATGGTTAATTCAGTAGGTGATGTGTACACTAAACGAAGCGGTGAATTAATGGTTCCTAGACAAGATAAAGACGGTTATCTTTATTTATGTTTATATAATACCGTAACAAACAAACGTATGACTGTTAGAATTCAACGTGCTGTTATATATACATTTGGAAATCAACCGCCAGCAGATAGATATGGCGGATCCTACAGTAGATCATATCGATGGTAATAGATTGAATAATAATGTTAATAATCTTAGATGGTTGTCTAGAAGTGATAATTCTTCGCCAATATATCAACATACTAGTAGATTTAAATCAAATATAAAACGAGACAGAATACCATATGATGAATTAGAAAAATTATATGATGTTGAAAATATAAAAACTGATTATATTGATAATAATTTAACAAAACCTCAAATTTGTGATAAATATAATATTTCGCCTGAAACTTTTACAGATATTATAGAACCTATAATGAGCATTATATTTACTAAAAATGAAGAATTAGGATTAGATGATTTTGATCCTGATGCTGAATATGATATAACCGATTATACTAGATTTGTGGAGGATATAAATGAGTAATTATACAGATTCATCAATTCAAGAATTGAATGATATCGAACATATCCAATTACGTCCGTCGATGTACATTGGTGCCTTGGGAAAACCGGGTTTGTATAAATTAGACTGTGAACCTATTCAGAATGTGCTTGATGAAGCTATGGCTGGATACGGTGATAGGTGTAATATCGTGTTAGATACCGTCAACAATACTATGCTTGTTGAGGATTTTGCACGCGGTATCCCTATCGGTAAATTAAAAGATATTTTCTCAAAACAACATGTCGGTGCAAAATTTAATAATAATACTTATCATAGGCATGCGGGGGCCAATGGATGTGGGTCAAAAGTTGTTATGGCACTTTCTGATTGGCTTAAATGTGAAGTTTATCGTGAAGGTTATGTTGATGAGAAAGGTAATAAACATCCAGCTGGTTATGGTAGAGTATATTTTGAAAACGGTCTATGTAAAGAATATGTAGTAGAAGATTTACCTAATGGTATTCCTGCTGGTAAACATCCTGGTACTACAGTTTCATATAAATCGAGTGAAAAATATATGCACACTACTGAGCATGATATTCCTCGTATTTGTGATCTTTGTAACAATATTGCTTATCAGACACCTGGATTTACATTTAACTTTATAGTTGATGGAAAAGTTCATACATTCAGACATCTTGGTGGTATGAAAGAACAAATGAAAGACTTTATTAATAGTAAACGTCTTAATTGTTTGTTTGAACCTATTGAATTCCAGGGTGATGAAACAACATTTGATTATCACATCATGTTTACTTATAATCCTATTAATAGTGGTGATTCGAATATCATTTCTTATGTAAACGGTAATACAACTCCAGGTCACGGATTCCACGTATCATCATTTAAGAAGGGTTTGGGTTTAGCATTAACTCAATACATTAGTGAAAACCCAACAGTTATACCTAAACAGTTTGAAAAACTTAGTGTAACTGGTGCTTTATTGAATGATAATGTTGTAGCTATTGTAGGTGTTGGTCACGAGGATCCTAACTATGATAACCAGATGAAAGATACATTGAAATCAATTGATGTACAATCTCCTATTGAGAAAGCATCTAGAAATGTATTCTTAAATTGGTTAAGAAAGAATCCTAATCAGGCTAAGAAACTTATAAACTTAGCAATCGATTATGCTAAATATGAATTTGAACGTAAGAAACTTAAGAAGAATCTCATTGAAACTAAAGCTGCTAAATCGGCATTCGGTGCAAATGCGATTGATTTAAGTAAATTCACAATGTGTCGTTCTACAGATCCTGATAGAAGAGAACTCTTTGTAGTAGAAGGAGCTTCTGCAGGTGGTCAGGTTTCTGAAGCACAGGACCATGATTTTCAGGCACTTTATAAACTTCGTGGTAAATTAAAGAATGTTGCTAATGGAAGTACAAGCAATTTGAGTAAAGAAATTCTTGATCTCATTCAGTTGCTTGGTATCGGATTCCCTGGAACAGGTAAGTTAAATTATGATAATCTTCAGTACAAGTCATTCATATTACTTACTGATGCTGATGATGACGGTGCACATATTGTAACTTTGTTACTTGCATTTATCTATACGTTCTATCCAGAAATGATTCGTAGAGGACATGTATTTATTGCTAATCCTCCTATTAAGAAAATCACTCTGGCTAATAAACAATCATTCTTTATTCATACTGAAAAGGATTTCGATTTCTATATGGAAGAGTTTATTTGTAATACATTTAAACTTTATTCAGAGAAAACAAATAAGGAATTAAGTGATGGCTTATTTAGAACTTTTATTAAAGCTACTACTGGTTACAATAATCTTATTGATAATCATGCATCGGCTTTAGCAATTCGTCCAGATTTGTTGGAAAGAATCATTGTTAATATCAATATTGTTTCTCAATGTAGTGAAAATCATGAAGACAAATTCAATAAAGAATTTAAACGGATTTCTGGTTATGATGTAAGAAAGGTTCCAAATACAAATCTGTATATGTTTGACCAAGGTATTTATCATGCATCGTTAAGATTGGATAAAGAATTCTTGAGACAACATTTCGATATAATTATTGAGAAACTTTATGATATTCATATTTATGGTGTATATCTTAAAGGTATCAGAAGTGGTCATGAGTATCATGGAACAATCTATCAGTTATGTGAGTATATGAATTCTATTCTTGGACCTAAGATTCAAGTTACACGATTCAAAGGTCTTGGTGAAATGTCATCTGCTGATTTGGCTGAAACTGTAACAAATCCAACAACTCGTAGATTGACTCAAGTTACTATGGAATATGCTGAACAAGCAAAGAGAGCTGTTAAAATATTTATGACTGATGCAGACATAAAATTCAAGCGACTTTTCTATGCTGGTGAGGTGGATTTTGCTTAATTAAATAAAGTGGTAGCGTTGCTACCACTTATATTTTTTATTTATATATTATAAACTTGAATACAATATCGAATTAAATAATTAAACACATAGACTCGGAATGTATCAGAGCAAAATATTAAATCCGTCAAATCAGAATGTATTAAGTTTCTCTATTAAATCCGTAATGCAAAAATGTATCGTTTTAGAAAATTGAATCCGTAATAACAAAATGAATCATATTTGAAAATTAAATCCTGGGAGATGTAATGTATCGTTATATATAATTAAATCCTTAAGTGTTAAATGATGCGTTTTAGAAAGATAGAATCATAATGATCCTATCTTTTTTTACAAAAAAAAACAATTTTTATTATATATTATAATAATGAATAGAATTTGTATGAATTCTAATAAAATTATTAAAGATAGAAAGAATACTATCTATAAATAAACTAGGGGTAAAATATGTTAACATTAACAGAAAAAACATTGTGTGACAAGAGAGCTGTAGAGTTAGAGAATGATCTCAACTATCAGATGGTAGTTGGAGACATTAAGGAAACAGTTGCAAATATCCGGGTTACACAAGAAGAGCGTATTCGTGAATCAAATAGAAATCACGAAAAGGCTGACGGAACTGCTACTAAGAATGCTTCTGAAGCTGCTGAAGTAATGAAAACTTCAGAAGAGCATAAGGAATTCGTAAACGCTATGACAAATCGTTTACGTGAATTCGAAGACATGTGGGTTGAACACCTTCACACATGTATTAAAAAGCATCCTGTTTATACAAGATGGCTTACAAATGTATCTGGAATCGGCCCAGCTCTTGCCGGTGATCTTCTTGCTGAATATAAAGTAGAGAAGATTTATTACATTGGACAATTGTTCCAGTATGCTGGAATCGTTGGTTCAACTAAACGTGTAAAAGGCCAAAAAGCTAATTACAATGTTTACCTGAAGAAACGTCTTCTTGGCGTTCTTCCTGGTTCTTTCCTGAAAGCTAGATCGCCATATTCGGTAATCTATTATCAGGCAAGAATTAAGTATCTGAATCGTTGGATGAATTCTGACGAAGAAGGTAAAAAGAATCTATCATTAGCACATCAACACATGATGGCTAATAGAAAAATGATTCAACAGTTCATCAAAGACTACTATGTAGCCTTTAGAACTATAATGGATATTCCAGTTATCAAATCTTATGAAGAGGAGAAACTTGGAATGGTTCATGTTGGAAACAACTGGACAACTCCTGAAATCTTCTTAGATATGTCTAAAGAAGAAAAGAAGGAATATAAAGAAAAAACCATTAAAAAGATTGCCGAGTTAAAAGAAGAACTTGACAATCTTGTTAAACTTTCTGGTATTAAGGAATAATTTATGAAAATTGGATTGAGACTATAAATTAAACCCATTTCCAATTAATGTATCAATAACAATTATTAAATCCGATGGTTGTAAATGTATCGTGATTCTCTATTAAACTCAGAGTATGGAAATGTATTGATAGCACAAATTAAATCCATAACATGGAAATGCATCAAAATACATGATTAAATCTGGTCTTTATCAATGTATCGCGTTTATGGATTAAATACAAGGGAAAAGAATGTATCAATATAATTAATTAAATTCGGTTTAATTTAATGGTTTTTAAAGAAGGAGAGAATAAAATCTCTCCTTCTTTTTTTTATTTATATATTTTAATAATGAAAAAAGAACGGTCATATAAGGAGGTAAGTAAATATGAGTTACTTTTTAATGAAAAGGATTATTGATGCAATTAAAAGTGGTAAACCTATTATGTATTATAATATTGAAACCACTGAAGAAGAAATGCAGAAACGTATTTCTGATGCACTTCATAATGATCAAAAAAGTGTATTAAGTAAGCAAACTTTAAAGTACTGTGGTTATAAAATTAAAGATGGAAAATTGGTTCATACTAAATATGAACCAAATCCAAATAAGGAGAATTAATATGGAATATTGGAAATTAAAAGATGAATCGTTTGTTGTAGTTGATGATTTCTTTGATTTGAAAGATGAGGAAAATCAAACTGTTATTCGTTTAACAGATGATAAAGTCGAAGAAATAAATTTAACTAGAGATGAAGAAAAACATAATCCTGGAAGAATAGACACTGCTGAAATTCGTTTGAATGATAAGTTTGGTGTAAAACATCGATATCGTAATTTGGAAGAAAATCGTCAATATCATTTTACAAGAGATGAAATGACAAACATATTCAAAGAAGTATTCCCATTAAATTCTCAGGCATGGGATTGGGACGATGTTTGGTGTTGTGATTTTAGAGATACAAATTCATTTCATGCATTTAGAGATGAAAGTGAATTTTATATCTTGCACAAACCTAGTGGAACTATGATAAATTGGTATAAGCATATGGGTAGAACCAATACTTGTAACAAAGATTTATCATTGGATGAATTAAAATTATTTTTACTTCTATTAAGAAAAGAATTAGTAGAAGAGAGAATAATTGAACCTAGAGAGCCATATAAAGCAACTAAAGGATTAATGTTTTAATTTAAATGAGGAAAACATATGTATAAAAATAATCCACTTGTATCGTATAGAACACCTAGAGTGTTAAGCGCATCTGAAATAATTAATTGTCAATTTTATATTGAATCTCAGATAAATGAATATTTGAATACCACAAATGCTAAATCTTTTACAGTAAAAGATATTTTCGGTTATGAAAATTGGGATTGGTATGAAAGTCATGAACCTATTCAATGTATTTATCATGCATGGGTTAACCGTTATACCAAGACTCATCCTGAATGGACATGGGATGAAATTTATACCGAAGCTTATAAACAAGCTGCAATCAGTTTAGGACATCTTGTTAAACAAGTAGCAGGAATCATGCCAAACAAAACTTTTGTTATAAGTAATCCTTCTGGTTGGAACATTGTTTATAAAGTAGTGTGAGGTGATATATGGACAATATAGAAATTAAGAATTTCTTACGTTCTATTAAACAAATTGAAATTGGTAAGTGAAACATGTAAACATATTCCTTTGAAATATATAAATTTTATGTTTAAAGATTTCGGATATGTTCCAAGTAATCGATTTATACAATCTAAGAAATTCAAACCAAGTGTATTTGGAATGGATTTAGATGGTGACGTTATAACTGCTACATCTAGAAATCCTTTTAAATCAAAATATGTTTACGAACTCGTAGTTGATGTTGAAAGAAAATATTTTACGATTGTTCGTATAGTTCATTACATAAATAATTTTTGTTATAACGATTACCTTGCAAAAAGACCATGTGAAGTAGCTAAAACAATGTAAAAAAATAAGGGGGATGTGATTCCCCCTTATTTTTTATTCGAATAAATGTTTTAATACAACATCTATATTAAAAGATGGACTAATCACATTATATGATAAAACCGATCCTTCATTTTTCATTCTATCCAAGTCTTTAAAAGCTTCATCTATTGTTTTGAATACACATGGACAAATATGATTATGTGATAAATTTACAAATTGATAACCTTTTTGTCCACGATCATAGGTTATTGTACAATAAACATTATCATCTGGTCTATTTATTTTTAGTAAATACATGATTTTACTCCTTTTATTATCTTCTTTATTTATTCCAATAACTAGATAGAAATGTGTAAATTAATAAACCAATTGTAATAATTATAAAACCTATTAATGCTTTGTTTCTTTTAAATGGTTTTTTAAATAAGAAAACGCATAAAAATACTAAAGCTATAATTGTTACAATTAATGAAATTAATGTTATTAATGACGGTATGTTCATATTTAACCTCTTTTTTAAAGATCATAGATTTTGGTAGCAATCATGTCAGCATGATGGAGAAGTAAAACTTCAGGATATCGTTTACTCATAGTGCTGAAATTCTGCATTTCTGTACTAGAAACACCAAATACACCCATATGATATGCGATAGCAATTTGCCAAGGTTCCGGTATAAGTTCACCAACACCTTCAATAGTTAATAAACGTCTTAAACTTTCAGCACCATGTTCAATTCCATTGTACTCGCTGTTATAAACGTATTTAAAACCATCGTCGCCTTTATTATCTTTTACAAGTTTATATCTACCAACTTTACAAATATCATGGAATAAACATGTTATTGGATTAACTTCATCAGATTGTATTCCATAATGGAATGACGTTCTTATAGCTGCTAAATAAACAGCTAACGAATGATCTATTAATCCTCCTTTATAAGCACCGTGATATTTAGTAGAAGCTGGTTCATTGAAGAATGTAGAATATCTAATTAAGATTTTGGAGATAGCTCTTTTAATTAATTTGTCTTCTTCATCATTTAATGAATAAAGTAAATCGTTTTTCAATAATGTTAAGATTTTACCATTAGAATCGTTATTTCTTTCTTCATTTGAAAAATGTTGACAAATTTTCATTTCATTTTGAATCCGAAATTCTTCAGATCGTCCTTTTTTTGATTCTAAAAAGTTTTTCATATTTTTACTCCTTAAATATATCTATTAGATGTTTTCGATAAAGTTTAGATTCATCTCTTGTTCCAGTTTTCATTTCTGCTACACACTGTAATAAATTAGGATATTTGCGTGTAATTTCTTCATTATCTGAAAGATTAGATTTTAATTTATAAAATGGTTTATTTGTAAATGCTATTGGATATGACTCATTACGTGATGGATAAGAAATCGTAATTATGTATGTTTTCCTCCATCCTATACGTTTATCCGGTTTCT